AGTGGCACGCTCACTACGTTCGGCCCGGCCGATGTCGAAGGCTTCAAAGACACATCAGGGCACGGTCACTGTCCGGTGTGCGGTACCGACTTTGCGCTCGAATGGCAAAACGAGGAATACGGCAGCCTAACCGTGTGCATGAAGTGCTTGACGGACGAAATCGGCGATCGTCCGTGGATCGTCAGAAAGGCGGCCTAACGTGGCAGCAACCAACTTGGTCACGGAACGAGGCATTCTGAATGGCGTTACGGATGTCAACGGAAACGTCGTTTTCAACATTGCATCTTTCACCGATCAAGTGCATCGCATTCGCGCCGAAGTGCTCGGCGGAGAAGCATCCGCCAGCCATCTTCTCGACGGGCTCGCGCTCACATGCGAGGGGATCTTTCAGAACAAGAATGGAACGCTGACTGGTTTGGGAGCGCAGAGCGGATCGGTAAACCCGCTCAATTCGAACAGCACGGGCGAAGAGACCGCGTGGCCGCAAGGTGCAGGTACGACGTATGGCACCAACACGGCAATCTGGACGATTTCCTCAACTAACATCGTGCTCACGGTGCACGTCACATCGTCGGTTGGCGGAAATCTTCAAGGCGTGACGGTCTACGTCAAATACGAGATGTCGCACTGGGGCATCACCTGATCTCAGGCTCGACATGCGCAACGCGCGCGTGATAAGGCTTTGGATCAGAGGCACGCCATGCCCATCAAGGTTCAAGTCGGTCAGCCCGTTTCCTTTTCGCTCGGTCGTCCGCCGGTCAACGAAGTCGTCGCCAACGATCCGATGCTTCAGTTCGAAGAGGACAAGGTCGTTCCGGCTGCCAAGGAAGGCGATCCCCCCATCACGGTCAAAGGCAAAGCCGTGCTCACGTGGGGCGTCACCGATGGACCCGTTGGTCCGCATGCGCATCGTGTGAGCGTCAAGCTCGACGACGCAACGAGCGAATCGCTCCGCAAGCTCATCACCGACAAGACGCGCGAGTCGCTCATGAACGCGGCCAAGGTCAGCCGCGGCGGCTGATCGAAAAGCGCTTTTCGATTCCTGAAAGAAAGAGGCAAGGCATGCACTACGTCCAGGTTCCCGAAGCAATTCAGCTCAAGACGCCCGCATCGCAAGGTGGCAACGCCATCGGCGAGCCGAAGAAATTCCTCGATTGGATGCTGGAAGTCGTTCTGAACGATCCGCGCGGCGTCGAGGGCGGTCCGGTGAAGATGCGCCACTGGCAGAAGATCATCGACAAGTTCGAAAAATACTGCAATCCGGGCGATGTCGTCGTTCTCGAGGACGAGGAGTTCCGCAAGCTCAAAGAGATCGCGTCCGCGCCGCAAGCGCGCCATCAAGGTCTCGTCGCCGTGCAGCTCATTCCGTTCTTCGAGGCGGTCACCGAAGCCGGCGAGAAGGATCCGCGTCCGCCGGCGGCGACTGCGGGAATGCTCGTCTCCGGCACGGCCGAGTCGTGATAGCCTTTTCGCATGCTCGAGAGGCTGCGCACCATCATCGGTGCCAAGATCGTTCAACTTGGTATCCGCGTCGCTGGTTTCGAAGTTCCGAATCAGCCTAGCGACGAGGACGACGACGAAGGTGCGATCGGCGATGCGACGTGTCCGCCCGTCGAATTCAGCGATCGCGCGCTCGAGATGATTCAGGAAGGCGCCTCTGCTCGGCCGCCGACGCGCCTTCCTTCGGTTCGATCCGATGTTCTCACGGGGAGTGCAGCCGATCGTTTCAGGAAAGAGCGCACGAACGCGCTCAATTCACTTCGTTCGAAGGGATGACGAATGGCTGCGATCGTGACATCGCCGTTCGACGGCGGAATTGCTTCCGGCACCTATGGTCCGGGCTGCACGTGGAACGGTCTTTCGATTCTCAACTCGCCGCGATTCCGTGATCTCGCGATCAAGGAATCGTACTACCAGTGCACGCAGCACGATTCGAAGCGCTACGACTTCGATGGTCGCATTCTCATGGGCGGCGGCGGTCTTCAATCAACGCAGCCGCTTCTCAGCTCCGAAAAGGCAGCGTTCTTCGTTCCGCTTCGCCTTCGTCGTCCGTCGTCGCCCTATCGCTTGCCGCGCGTCATCGTCAACGCTTTCACCAACCTCGTCTTCGGCGAAGGTCGCTTTCCGCAATTTCGCGTGAGCGGTGATCTCGCAACGCAGGATTTCGTCAACGCGCTCTCGCACGCAACGCGTCTGCCGATGAAGATGATTCGCGTGCGCAACCTCGGCGGTAGCGTGGGCACCGCGTGCATGTCGTGGGCGTACGTCGATGGGTATCCGCGCATCGACGTGCACAACGCGAAGTACATCTACATCCATTCATGGGAAGACCGCGAAGAGCTGATCGTTCGCCACGCGACCGAAGCCTATCTCTCGCCCAAGATCGAGTGGGTGCCGGAGAAAAAGAAGTTCGACAACGTCTATTACTGGTATCGGCGCGACTGGACGACGAAGGAAGACATCGTCTTCAAACCGCTCAAGTTCGAACAAGGCGTGGATCCGTCGCCGTTCTGGGAACCCGATCTCGATCGCAGCACGACGCACAACGATGGCGTCTGCCACTTTCATTGGATCCAGAATCTTCCGACCGACGAGCCCGACGGCGCCTCGGATTACGAAGGGCTCTTCGAGAACTTCGACGCGCTCGATCTCATTCTCTCGGTCATCTTGCGCGGTGCGACGCTCAACCTCGATCCGACGCTCGTGCTCAGGATGGACGCCGATCTCGTCAACCGCATCGGCGTGAAGAAGGGATCCGACAACGCGCTCACCGTCGGCAAAGAAGGCGATGCGCACTACCTCGAGCTGGCCGGATCGAGCATCGAAGCCGGCGTGAAGCTCTTCAACGAGGCGCGGGCGCGTCTGCTCGAAGTCGCCAACTGCGTCATCCCCGATCCCGACAAGGTCGGCGCGCAAGGCATGTCGAGCGTCGCGCAGAAGATGATGTTCACGCCGATGATCGGCAAAGGCGATCAGCTTCGCGAGCAATACGGCACCGCAATGGAGCGCATGCTCGAGGATATGTGCGTCGTCGCGCGCATGGCGTCGCAGAAAACGGTCATCGTCTACGATCCGGAGACGATGCAGCCCGTCGAGGCGCAGCCGACGATCAATCTTCCGCCGCGTATCGAGCAAGAACCGGTCATGGACGAGAACGAAAATCCGACCGGCGATTTCGAGCAGAACGAAGTCGAGCGCGATCCGGGCGAGGGCGAAGAAGTCGATTGCGAATGGGGTCCGTGGTTTCCGCCGACGCCCGACGACATCCAAAAGCTCGTCACGACCGTCACGACGGCTGCGGGCCAAGGCACTTCGGTGCTCAGCCAGCAGACGGCTTCCGAGCTGGTCTCGCAAGCCTTCAATCGCGATCCCGCCGACGAGTGGGGCAAGATGCAGAAGGCGCAAGCCGACGCGCAATCCAAGCAAGCGCAGATGTTCGATGGCGACGTGGGCGGCAAAGTCGAGCACACCGAAAAGACGGCGACCGGCGGCGAAGTCACGGCGACCCTCGAGCACACGCCGAAGAGTCAGCAGCCGCCTCCGCCGCAGATTCCGGGTGCCGGTGGCAAGTTCGGCGGGCCTCCGGGTGCCGGCGGTGCCGGTGGCAAGGGCGGCGGCATGCAAGGCGGCGATCCCGACTTCACTGCGGGCTTCGGTGACGAAGAGAGCAGCGCCGGAGACGAAACCTTCGAGAAGAAATGAATTACGCCGATCAGCGTGCCGTCGAGTCGCTAGCGCGCAACCGGCGCGAAGTGATCGAGATGGTGCAGAACAAAGGCATCAAGTCGACGCAAAAGCTTCTCGAGCGTGCCGAGACCGATCTCGTGCAGCGCATCAAGCAAGCCGAAGGTCTGAGCGGTCCGGGCAAAGACACCTTCACCGCGACGCAGCTCCGCGCAACGCTCGCGCAGGTGAAGGACGTGCTCCGTTATCTCGTGTCGGGCATGAAGGGTGAAATCCTCGATCGTGGCGAAGAGGCAGCCAAGGGTGCGACGCGTCACACGATCGATCATCTCATCGCGCTCGACAAAGCGTTCCGCGGCACGGGCACGCAACCGCTCTCGCTCAAGGAAGCGCAGATGTTTGACGCCGCATCCGAAGGCGTGCGGTCCAGCATCCTTCGACGCCTCGCCTCGAGCGGCACGCCGCCCGCGCGCGGCACCGAAGTCGAGTCACCGCACAAGGCGAAGCTCGGCATCCTTCAGCGCTACGGCGTCGAGACGATCAAGCGTTTCGAGCAGACGCTTCAAGCCGGTCTTCTCGGAAAGAAGTCTTGGGCGGACATGCGTGCGGACATCATCGCCGACAGCCCATTTCTTCAGCAGGCGCCCGGCTTCTGGGCCAAGCGCATCGTTCGCACCGAAGTCATGGGCGCGTACAACCGCGCAGGATGGCATGCGACCAAAGACGCTGATCGGCAGCTCGGTGACATGGTGAAGATCTTGTCGGCGACGTTCGATGATCGTACGGCTGCGGATTCGTACGCCGTGCACGGTCAGATTCGCCGGCCCGACGAGCCCTTCGAATGGTGGGATGGCCTCTACCAGCATCCGCCGAATCGACCCAACGATCGCGAGATCGTGACGCCGCAGCGCATCTCATGGCCGATCTCGGCTTATCTCAAATGGCGAAGCGACGACGAGGTGATGGCCGCGTGGCGGCGACAGGGTCGCAAAGGTGCTCCGCCTCCGCGTCCGAACATGACGACTGTTCCGCTAGCGCGCTTTGGCGCTTAGTGATAGCTCTTTGGATATGGCCGACTCGAAACACACCCCGTTCAAGGTCACCGGCGGCGCGGGTACCCATCAGAGCGCGGAAGAGAAGCCGGCGCCCTCGCCGGGTTCGGCCATCAAGCAAGCGCAGGCGACCGGCGGACCGCTGCCGACGCCGAGCGACGAGGTGCTCGAGGGTCGCGCGCATGGGCACTCGCCGACGATTCCGTGGCCGCCTGCGATCGCCATCGACGAGGTGCGCGAAGCTCACAAAGACGGCAACGCGCACAAAGTCGGCACGACCGATCGTCGTCCGTTCAAGGTCTGATCGAAAAGCGCTTTTCGATCCTCAAGGAGAATGAACATGGCAGGCAACAAGAACGCAGCTCCCCCCTTCGCGACGAGCGATGGCAAACCGGTCACGCCGTCGGGCAACGAAGGCGGCGCGCACGATTTCCTCACCGATCCCAAAGGCGGATCCTGTCAGGGCGGCGCGCGTGACTTCACGACCGAGTCGCGTCCGCAGTCGGAAGCGAAGCAGGAAGTCGTTCCCAATCCGCAGGAAATCCCCGCGGGCGGAAAGATTCTCCTGGCCGATCCCGGCCCGGTGAGCGCGAAGGTCTCCGGCACCGCGCAGCACGTCGAAAAGAAGCCGTTCAAGATCTGAGCTGACACGTGAGCGGCCAGATCTCTCTCAACGCATTGCTTCAAGCCGGCCCGGCGGCGTCGGGCGATCAGAATTTTCCGTCAGGCACGACGACGATTCCGATCGCCACGACGCCGGATCCGAAGGTGTACAACGAGGATTCGGGTCGGACCAACATCACGCTCAACAGCCCAGCCGCGTACGTCGCGCTTCCGCCGCTCGCGCCCGGTGGTCTGCTCACGCAGGCGCACACGCTCTACCTTCGAACGGCCGCTCCAATGACGGTGCGTCTCACGTTCGGATCGACGCTGCTCGACGGGCTTCAGATTCAGGGCACCTTCTTCATGGAGTTCCCGCCGGGCACTCCGCTCACGCTCTGCGAAGTCAAAGGCGCGGGCGCAGTCGAGTATTACGTCGCCGGCAACCAGTAAGAGATCGCTGTACCAAGTCGACAGCTTGCGATAGCTTCGACTCATCCGGAGGAAACGAATATGACCATCAGCACCAACGCAGCCGGCGGAGTCGCAGCCCTCAACGCCGCCAACCTGAATCAGCTCGCCGAAGCGCTGCGCGCGATGGGTTTCGGTTCCGTCGTGCGCTCGATGCCGACGCAGCGCCGCTCGGTCGCGCTCGACGGCGCCGCGGGCACGAACAAGTACGTCGTCGCAGCCGCGCAGTCGATCACGCTGCCGGAAGATGCGAAGTGCGGGTACTTGCTCGCCGCCTACGCGCGCGCGGGTACGGGCACCAAAGGCGTGCTCACCATCGATCACAACACGCCGGAGGCTTCCGGTGACGCGCAGCCCGCGGCCGGTCACATCGACGTCGCGGGAAGCGGCGATCTCCTCTTCCATGCCGCCGACGCCTGGACGAAGGTCGACTTCCTCTACATCCCGGCGAAGTACGACGTGCAGGAGTTGACCTTGCTGGTCGCGAGCAACGCGCTCACGCTGCCGACGTCGCTCGGTGACGCGGTTTCGCTGCTCGAAGTCGAGTCGATGGCGGGTACCCTCACGGGCAAGCTCATCATCGATGTCGTCGGCACCGCGGTGGCCACGGGTCACGCGGCCTTCTCGCTCGACAAGCTGACGGTCAACTTCGCGGGCGCGGATGCGGTCACGAGCGCACGCGTGAAGTTCGGCACCAAGCCGAAGATCGATCTCGAGAGCTTCCTCGAGACGGCGCAGAACTACTTCTGAGCGCCGGTGCGGTAGATCTAGGGCGCGCTGGCTCAATGTCAGCGCGCCCTTTTTTTCGAAAAGAAAGAGGCGATTCACATGGCTGACAAAACCGAAGAGAAAAACGTTCAGGCTGGGGAAGGTGCGGGCGCAGCCGTCGCGGGCGAGCAGCAACAGCAGCAAGCCAAGCCGGCGGAGAAGCAGGTCGAAAAGCCGGCCAAAGAAGAGAAGCCCGCGAAAGAAGAGAAGCCGGCCGCCGGTACCGAGTCGCGCCGCGTCCAGCTCAAAGACGACGACGAGATCCCGGAGAACGCTGATCTCCTCGAGCTGTCGCCGCGCGCGCTCACCGCTCGCCTCAATCGGCACACGAAGAAAGAGCTTCGCGCTCGCTTCGGCACCGACAACATGGACGAGATCAAGGAGAAGCTCGAGCGCGCCGATAAGCTCGCCGCCGCGGAAGAAGAGCGCAAGCGGCAAGAGATGAGCGAGACGGATCGCCTGAAGGACGATTTGCAGAAAGAGCGCGAACGTCGCGAGCGCGCCGAACGTCGCGCGCAAGCCGTTCTCGACGAGCGCGTGATCGCGCACGAAGAGTCGCGCATCAGCAAGATCGCCGAGAAGGCGGGCATGGATCCGGAGTACATCGAGGATCAGTTCCCGAAGCTCGCTAAGTACCTGAACGAAACCTTCACGCCGAAGCAGCTCAAGAACCTGAAGGACGGCGAGATCGAGAAGTGGTTCAAGGATCGCCTCAAGGCCAAGCCCAAGCTCGCCAAGGAACAGGCCGAAGAGCGGAAGGAAGAAAAGCCGAAGGTCGGCCTCACCAACGGCGGCAAGGCGGAAGGTCGTCCGAACGCGGACAACAACGCCGCGAAGAACACGGAAAAGACGTTCAAGCCCGGTCAGGCCAACTCGATGTCGGCCGCGGAAGCGCGTCGCGAAGCCGCCAAGCTCGGCTACCGTTACTGAATCGAAAAGCGCTTTTCGATTCCGGGAAAACGCCCGTGGGCATCGCCGCTCACGGGCGTTTTTCTTTTTCGGTAGACGGATCTGATTTCGCGCGATACATCTTTGGAAGAGTCAGTCAGCTAGCGGCACGATTCCCAACACGTAGGCACGCCTCACGGTCAAGAAGGTGGAAACGGGAAGAAGGCAGCGATGCTCGAGCCTGAAGGTTCGCATCCAAACCCCTTTTCGTACGGAGTCCACACATGTCAGGCATCATCGTTGGCGTTCCCGCCGCGGTTCTCGAGTTGAACCAAAAAGGTTTGCTCGAGCGAGCGTTTCACGACGGGCTGTTCCCGAACCTCGCGTACCGCGCCGAGGCGATGCCCGAAGAGTGGCCGGCGAACACCGGTCAGCAGATCTTCATGACGCGGCCGGGCCTCATCAAGCCGCGCACGAAGCCGATCACGCCGGGCATGGACCCGCAGCCGCAGAGCGTGCCCTACGAGCAGTGGGTCGCGACGCTCAACCAGTTCACCGACTCGATCGACACCAACATGCCGACGAGCATCACCTCGAACGCGAGCCAGTTCCTCCGGAACATCCATCAGCTCGGTTTGCAGGCGGGCCAGTCGGTCAACCGCATCTCGCGAAACGAGATGTTCAAGGCGTACATCTCCGGCCAGACCGTCGCGCTCGCGGCGATCGGCTCGAGCGACACGACGATGCGCGTCGCCGCGCTCAACGGCTTCACCGACGTCGTCATCCCCGGCACGAACGTGGCGCCGCAGCCGGTCTCGCCCTCGTACCCGCTGCCGATCACGATCGGTTCGGGCTCGGCGGCGGTCACCAACTCGGTCATCGGCTACGTCGCCGACGATCCGAACGACCCGTACGGGCCGGGCACGCTCACGCTCCTCAACGCCGTCGGCTCGGCCTTCGCGAGCGCGCGCACGACCGTCAAGAGCAACTACGCTCCGCGCGTCGTTCGCTCGGCCGCGGGTGACTCGGTCGACGCCATCGGCCAGTCGGACACGCTGGTTCTTCAGCAGGTCATCAACGCGGTCGCGTTCTTGCGCCGCGCGAACGTGCAGCCGCACGACGACGGCTACTACCACGCCCACATCTCGCCGCTCAGCGAAGCGCAGTTCTTCGCCGACCCGGTGTTCCAGCGGTTGAACCAATCGCTGCCGGAGCACGTGATCTACAAAGAGGGCTTCCTCGGTTGGATCAGCGGCGTCATGTTCTTCATGAACCTCGAGTCGCCGGAGCAGACCAACTCCGGTGATCTGACGGCGACGGCCGGTAGCGGCATCTACGCCTCGGACATCGGCGGCGAAGTCGTGAACGGCCAGGGCATCGCGATCGGTCGCGTGCTCATCACGGGCAAGGGCTGCGTCTACGAGAAGTATCTCGACGAGTCGCAGTACGTGACCGAGGCTGGGACGACCGGCAAGATCGGCGAGTTCGATGTCGTGAACAACGGCATTCAGATCCTCACCGAGCGCATCCGGCTCATCCTCCGCGCGCCGCTCGATCGCTTGCAGCAAGTCGTGAGCGTGACGTGGTCGATCACCACGTCCTTCCCGATTCCGAGCGACATCACCTCGCCCACGGGTCCGGAGCGCTTCAAGCGCGCCATCGTGCTCGAGCACGCGATCTGAGAAGACGAGATGGTAAGGAACGGCGGTCGATTGTGATCGCCGTTCCTTTCCGTTTCTGAAAAGAGAGGCACCATGGCTCGAAACAAGATTGCGAGCGGACCGGCGGGCGCGAAGGCGCAGCCGCTTCCCGCGACCCTCACCCCGACGGCAGAGAACCCGAATCCGCAGCTCGGCGGTCCGGAGAACACCATCGTCGAGCGCGCAGCCGATCCGACCGGCGACGGCAAGCTCGGCACGGCGCAGATGGCCGGCGTCCGCGGCGGTTCGTTCGGCGTCATTCCGGAGGCGGAGAAGCGCGTGTCCTTCTACGGCACGCACATCACCGGCAAAGGTCACAAGGCGCCGGTGGCGAAGCAGCCGAAGAAATTCGTCGTCATCGGTCCGATCAACGCGCCGGGCGGACGCGTCTCGTTCGTCTACGACCATCAGCGCGTGAGCGTGATGCCAGGCAAGGAGATGAGCGAGAACGCCTACGATCTCGACATCATCCGCAAGCAAGGCATCAAGCTCGAGGAAGTGATCGATCCGCTCGGCGAACAAGAGCCGATTCTCGAGGCCGTCGAAGCGACCGACGGCGAGCAAGACGAAGACGCGGAGGAATCCGCCGACGCGTGAGGTGAAGCGTGGCACTGACCGATCAGGAAAAAGTCGATGGCCGAAGGCACATGGGTTACCTCAACGTGCAAGAGGCGTCGTCCTTTTTCCTCGGCGTGCCGTCTGCCGTTCAGACGCAGTTCTTGATCGAACCGGCACTGAATCGAATTCTCGCTTCCGCTGAGCCGATGTTTCGAAAGTACATCGAAGCTCTCAACGGCATCGAGTGTCAGATTCTCGAGGATCAGTCGAACCTCGCGGCGACCAAGATCGGCAACATCGAAGTCAACACCGAAGAATTCAAGATGCTGATGAACCAGTACAAGTTCTGGCAAGGTCAGCTCGCGAATCTTCTCGGCATCCCGCCGAACCCGTTCGATCAGCGACCCGGCTTCGGTCAGGGCGGCGCGAACGGCATCAACGTTCCCGTTCAAAATTGAGGTTTCCCATGAAGCTCCGTCACTCCGTTTGCGCTCTCTCTGCCGTCGCTCTCATCGCCGCGTGCGCCGCGCAGACGACTCAAGACGTCATCCACACGGCGCCCGACGCCGCGCAGTGCATCGAATCGGCGGTCATGTCGTTCGTGAGCGGCGTGCCCGACGTCGCCGGTCTCATCGCCCACTGCGGCGCGACCGTCAGCGACATCGAGAAGGTCATCAGCGATCTCAAGAACAAGTCGACGGTCGACGGCGGTGTCTCGGCTTCGCCGGAGAGCGCGGCGAAGATCGCTGCTTGGGAAAATGCCGTCGTGGACTACAAAGCCGCTCATCCCGGCGCCAAGTGAGGTTCGGTGGCGAAGATTCAACCCTTATCGCCCGGTGAGGCGAGAAATTCTTTTGCGGCACGCTTCGCAAAAGTTGGAGATCGTCTTCGCCAACTGAATACGAAATTCGGCATCCGTCCTTACCGCGTCTTTCTCGTGTGGACGCGGTGGGACGGTTCCGAGCCCGGCGAAGGAGACGAGATCATCGTCGCCGAGTGTGAGATCTTGCCGACGCCGCTTGTCGAGAACCTCGACGCCGTTGCGCTCGATCCGCGCACCGCTGGCGTCCTTCCGATGGGCATGCTTCGCATCTCGGAAGTGAGCGTCGACCGCTTCACGCGCGATCGCTTGCTCGGTCTCGACATCCCGAACACCGGGCACTTCGATCACATCCCGCCCGGCATGAGCTTCTTCTACGAAGTTCGCGAGGACGGGCGAGGCGACTGTCCCGCGTGGCGCGCGAAGTACCGCATGGCGACCGCGGAACCGTGGCGTCGCGCCGATCAGCTAATGTGGACCTTCCCGCTCGAGCGTGTGAGCGAGGATCGCGATCGCAACGGCAAGAGCGTCTACACGACGGGGCAGCGATGACGACGATTCCGATCGATCGTCCCGATCAGCTCGCCGAGCACTTGAGCAAGCAAGTGAAGAGCATCGTCTCGCGCGCGCTCATGTCGTCGGCGATGCGTCTCATCGGCGTCATTCAAAACGATTTGATTCCTTCCGAAGATCCGCCGCCGATCTTGAATCGCCACTACGCGAGCGGATGGATTCCGGAACCGCAGCCGAATGGCGACGTGCACATCAAAAACACGATGCCCTATGCCGCGGTCATCGAGTGGGGTGCGAAGGCGGAGAACATCAAGATCGGGCGCGCGATGATCGAAGCGCTCACCGAATGGGTCATCACCAAAGGGCTCGTCGGTCGACCGAAGAACGCGGTGCAGCGCGCGCAGGCGCAGTTCGAAGCGCGGAACATGGCGTGGGCAATTGCGCAGGCGATGAAGAATCCGCCGTCGGGCAAGATGGGCGGCATCTTCAACCGCAATGGCCAAAACGGTCTTCGCATCGCGGAGAAAGCTGGCAAGCGCGCACCGGAGATCGTGAGTGAGGAAATTGCGCGTGAGAGCAAGAAGGCGTTCAAATGAGCTTCACCTCGAGCCTTCGTCAAATCCTCTTTGGCTCGCCGTTCGGCGACGTCTATCCGCCGCGTCCAAATCCAACGTCGCTCGCGGTCGACGGTCGCACTGTCGCGCTCCGCATCCTTCGTGAATACGTCTGCAACCTCACCTTCTTTTTGCCGATGCAGAAGGGCGCGAAGCCGAAGCCGTTCAAGATCGAGCAGAACAATTTCCACATTGAGTGGCCGGACTACGAAACTGATCTCGTTTTTCCGAGCGCGATCGTCGTTCCTTCGCGCGCGCGTTACGACGCAATCGGGCTTGTCAGCTACGTCGAAGAAACGACGCGCGACGTCTACAAGAAGGGTACCGTTCTTCAGTGGCAAGGTGAGTACGTCGAGAACATTCAGCTCGAAGTTCACGCCTCGAGCCGTCCGGAGCGGCGATCGATCATCGCGGGCATCGAGACCGCACTGACTCCCACCGAGCAGATGTACGGCCTCCGCTTCAAGATGCCGGACTACTTCAACGAGCTGGTCTGCTTCACGCTCAACGATCGCGAGAACATCGATGATCGGATGAGCGCACTCAAGCGTCGCCGCGTGCAGCTCGGCATCGAGATGCGCTTCAACATCGTCGCGCTCGTCAACTACACGCAGCTCATTCCGCAAGTCGTCACGAATACCGACGTCGCCCAGCCAGATCAGACCGTCGTCGATCTCCAAAGTGACCCGAATGCGAGGGTCATCATCCCGTGAATCGAAAAGCGCTTTTCGATCCGTCCCAAACAGTTGTGTCGCTGAGACATCTCTGACATCATTCTCGCAAGGAGAAGACCATGTCCGTGTTCATTCGCCGATTCTTGTTCGATCCGGGTCAGACGGTTCTCCTCAACATCGAATCGGTCAACATCCTCGATCTCGAGCCGCCGGCTTCGATCTCCGGTATCGGAACGGGC